ATAAAAAGCAAAATCGTGTGGAGCATTGGGATGTGGATGGGATTCCACCCGAACATAAGAATGGCATCTATGTTTCTCTGAGAGACCACCTCGATGCAAGACCCTGGGTGCTCACAGCCGACACTATTCTCATCGAGAAGCAACCCGAAAGAAATAAGAAGATGATATCCGTTATGCACTTTCTTCACGCTTACTTTATCATTAGGTGTCCAAAGGCTGAGACCATACTCTATGACGCTCGTCACAAGATTCCAGATGTGGCGGGTCCCGGAAAAGCTCAATATAACAAGCGGAAAAAGGTTTCGATAGAGAGATGCGAAGCCTTCATTCGCGATGGTTCTGTAAACTCCGATTGGCTGGACGTCTTTATCAGATCAAAAAAGAAAGATGACTTGGCGGACACGGTAATGCAGGCTCTGAGTTTTGTCAACAGAGTTGAAGTGTTACCAAAGTCTAAGAAGAAGACATCAAAACTAGTGGCTCGAAGACCAAATGAAAATCAGAAGAGGACAAAGTATAGTAAATCCAATCTCGCGTGGATATACCTGAACAAACCAGAGTGTGAATGCCTCGAGAACAACAAAAGATTCATGAAAGATTTGAAAAGATACTTTACGAATCTCAGCGACCTGATTAAAGAAATAAACGGATAGTTCTGTACAATGAAGAAAGTATTGGATCATGGGTTTGTCGAACTCGTGGATCACATGCCCCGAGAGAATCTCGACAAGGCGATCGTCGATGGCGCTCGCGTGAGTTACCAAACTGGAACAAAGACGACGAGAGGTGACAGGGGGTTGATCAGATATCTCGTCAGGAATTGGCACACCTCACCACTCGAGTTGGTGGTCTTCAAGTTTCGCATCAAGGCGCCAATCTACATCGCCAGACAGTGGCTCAGGCATAGAACAGCTTCTGTGAATGAAATGTCTGCCAGATATTCCATCGTGGATGAGGAATACTACGAGCCAGAGGTGATGAGGGGTCAATCAGCCGTCAACCATCAGGGTTCTGAAGGGGTTGTTGATGTGGGTGAGGAAATGAGTGCGGCCGTGTCTGAACAGTATAAGAGTGCATTTAAACTCTACCAACAGCTCCTCGAGAAGGGTGTGTGTAGGGAACAAGCCCGAGGTGTCCTGCCACAATCCACCTACACCTCCTTTGTATGGAAGATGGACCTCCACAATCTCATGCATTTCCTACAGTTGAGAATGGATCATCACGCCCAAAAGGAGATTCGTGACTATGGAAGAGCCATCTTTGAACTCATCCAACCCCTCGTCCCCCTCACGATGGAAGCCTTCATGGATTTTAGAGTGAATGCTATGCAGCTGACTGGACCTGAAATTGCGGCGATCGCGGATGGGGCGGAGATTGAGTCCCCCGGTGAGAGGCGCGAATTTCAGGAAAAGTTAAAAAGGTTAAAAATTAAATGTCCTTAGAATACAACAAACAATATGTTCGCTATTGCCACATCCCCCACATGGTTCGCCAAAACTGACGACTTCAAGAAGGTTGGTAAGAAGATTCAACGACAAAGGAAGACCGAGGTCGAGAGAATCAAAGACAAGATTGGTGACATCGCCCGCGATGAGCAGAGGCGCGTCAAGGAAATCTTCAAGGAGCATCAGGACATCATCAAAAAAAGCAAAGAGGCTAAGAAGGCTAAGAAGAAGAGCAAGCCTAAATCGATCGATCTTTACGAAAAGTAATCCATAACGCTACACCGACAAACAAAGCCGCGATTGGCGAATCATTAAATCTCTCAGCCAACAAAGCACATACGACACTGTATTGAACAACGCGTATTTCCTGCCTCGTCTTAACCATAGAACGTTTCATGGCTGCTCTGGACTTTTCCAAGCCGAGAACAGTCGAACTTATTTTTCCTATTTTGGAGGGAATCTCGGTCGTTTTCATGATCATCCCACTGATGTCTATGGAATCGATAAATTGCTGTTGAATCATCGGCTCCAGGTATGTGAAATAGTTGAAGTCGGGGTCTAATTGAAGACATATTCCCTCGATCAGTGAGAATGACTTTGCTAAATATACAAAACTTGTCGGTACAACAAATGGTTTTTCCATGGCTAGCTCTACAGCGAGATCATCATTCATGATTGCTCCACCATCTAGGGTTTGGAGGTATCCGAGAATGTTTTCAAAAAACAACTCAATGTCTGAGATGTCTGTAGATGTTGGCACAATGACACCCAGTCTGATTAAGATTTCTACAATACCCTTGGTGTCTCTATTTATGATACAAATGAACAAGTCCCCAAACCCAACCTTTAGCTCTTCACTGAGTCCGATCAAAAGACCAAAGTCGTAAAAGACTAACTTTCCATCCTTCGAGACCCCCAGATTACCTGGGTGAGGGTCGGCGTGAAAGAGACCACTTTCCATGGTCTGGATGACATACGAATTCACGAGCGCCTCGCATACCTTCTTCTTATTGATCTTCTTATCTTTGATCTCAGTAATCTTGTCTGTTGGTACATATTCCATTACAATCATCTCATCGGTGCAGTATTTCCTGTATACACGGGGAATCTTGATCCAGTCAACATGTCGGAGGGATTTTCTAAATTTTACAGCGTTTTCAACTTCTTGTCTATAGTCAGCTTCACCGAGAAGATATTCTATCGAATCGTTGAGAACAAAATCTGAACTGTTCCCCGTGTCGATGCCGATAGTCTGGAAAAACTTCAGGATCTTCCGAACAGTGGTAGTGTCGGATTCCATCGTCTCGTAGATGCCAGGTCTTTTTAATTTTACAACAACTTGTCTACCGTTCTTCAGCACAGCTTTGTGAACCTGACCAATACTGGCTGATTTAAATGGAGTCTCTTCAAAATGTTTAAAAATATCCAAGTTCAAACCATCCTTAACTAGGTTATAATCAAACGGTGGAACGTTATCTTGAAGAGATTCAAGTTCTCTGGTAAACTCCGGTGGATACAAGTCACCGCGTGTGGAGGCTATTTGTCCTAATTTTACAAACGTTGGTCCAAGTTCCAGTAACTGGTCCTTGGTCCACCTACCAAGCTCAGCCTTGTCTTCAGTGAAGCGCTCCTTCCAAATATATTTGGCTGCAAACTTCCACGTTTTGACCTTCTGGGGCGAAGCTATTCTTGGTGGCGGTTTCCCAACTGATGCCTTGTTGAGTACACACAACATTCCTATCTTAAGGGTATACTTTTTTCTATAAGTAAAAAAAAATCTTTTGTTATTTTAATGTTCATCATGACTCGCAATAACTTGGGTATATCCGAAGTATTCAACCCTATCACCAAGCCTGCTGAAGTTTTCCTCAAGGCACAACCACTCGCTCTCTCGCTTGTCATCTTATATCAGGGTGTGTTTGCTTCCAGGGCTATTCAGATCCCCGAGAAGTTAGATCGGTGGTTCACTAACAAACCATTCCGCCTCGCCTCGTTGATGGCTATCGCATTCAGTGCGACGGGTGATATCGAGTACGCACTCTTCTCCACGATCATCTTTTTGGTCGTCATGTATCTACTCAAAACCCCTGAGGAACGAAAGCGTTCGGGCTTAATTTAATTTATAAGGTACAAGTAGAATGAAGATTCATATTGTCGGTGCCGGACCAACCGGTATGTCCCTAGCGTGGGAGATTATGAGATCTAGTGACCACGAAGTCACGGTATACGAGAGAAAAACTTCAGGTGGTGGGTCCTGGTGGGAGCCTGACATGGAAGTGAGAGATCTCCACGCTCATAGAGCACTTTTTGATCAAGGATTTGTCAACACACAATCCTTCTTGAAGGAGATGAACCTCGAATGGGATGATTTGTTTCAAAAAGTTCAACCAGACTTTTACAACTTTCTCTTCAAAAACTTTGAGATGAAGGATTACCTGGCCATGATCGAACTTTTCTCCAGGGTCACTATGCAACCTGAAAAGTATAAATCAGTGTCGTTGAAGGAAGCGATGGAGAAGAAGTTGTCCAGAGGTGCCAAGAAGGTGATCGAACATTTACCCATAAACATAGACGGTGTCACTTGGGGTCACATGTCGGCTTTCGAGTTTGTGAAGACTGCGGATCATCTCATCTTTTCAAACATGTATACGCAGAAAGTTTCGGGTAAAGTGATGAATGATGCCATAGAAGAAAAATTGTTAGATTCTGGAGTCAACTTTGTATTTGGAGCTGAACTCACAAATGTGGAATACATGGATGATGGGTTCGAAGCCACTTTCAGTGACGGAACCGTAGTCAGCGATGGAATGTTGTTTCTGTGCATCGACAACAGCCCAGCTCTGAAACTTGTCGGTGACAATTGGGGTCCGAACGCGGAGAAGAAGATTCGAAGTGCCACGTATGGGTCGATTTGTGTCTTACTCGACTATGACGAACACGTTTTCGCTGGACACGAATTTGAAACACTCGTCAACACGAAGTGGAACATTCTGGTTTCAAACTTACCTGGATCCAACACAATTTCATGCGTTCTGTGTGATCTGTCCAAGGAAATATTGGCGAGCGAACCGGATGTCATCAAGAGAGAGGTCATACACCAACTGGGACTCCCTCCACCCAAAGAGATTCGCATAGGGTGGGGAAGTGAGTGGAACGGTGAGAAATGGGAGTTTTCTCAGTCTTCCGGGGTGCTCAGTCTGCACGGACAGGTGCCATTCTTTGGGAAATGTCCTAAGGTTGCACTCTGTGGTATGATGTCACACAGAAATACACCATTCTCGAGTATTGAGGCTGCCGTAGAAGTGTCGAGAAGATTGAGTCACGAATGCTTTGGAACGAGAGCACCACTCAAACCCCTTCTTCTCTCGCAGGTGATTACGATTGTGATTGTTTTACTTATAGTTTTAATTCTAGTACATCGTACTAAGAACCTATGAAATTCATGGCTCAAGTATATGAACCGATGTATGAGTTTAATAACAAAAAATATTTCAGGGTCAAGGTTCCTGAAAAGGGGCGACAAATCATCGAAGGTATGCACGCTTCACGAACTCACCTACTGAAAAATACAAATGTAGATGACCCCCTAGACGGCCATGTATTGAAAGTTAAGATTCCGTTCCGTTATAGGAGAGTGATGTGCAACGTCGAAGGACGTCCCATTCAGTCTCTAATAAAGGGTGACGTTGTAGAGATGGAAATTGAATTCAAGGGTGTTTGGAATGTAGAAAATCACTCCGGATTCTCTTGGGTGCTCGTTTCCTCATTGAGTTCTTCTAATGATTGATAGACTTCAATCATTTCTGAACCTTCACTTTTCAACTTTTGAAAGTGCTGAAGATCTTCCTGCACCCTGGCGATTTCCTCTCTCAATCGTTTAATGTGTAAATGATCGGAGTGTTCCTCAGCCCTAGTGAGTTCCTCCCTCAATCGTTCAAGGTGTTCAGTGTTTCGCTCAATGATTTCATCAATATTCACAAACGTTGGCATATACTCGTTTATTGCTTTTCCTCTTTAATTTCCTCCTCTACCTTCTCGAGCTCATCGGGGGGTTGGGAAGGATCCTTGGGTAGATCAATGGTCTCGAGTCCACCCTTCTTCAAATCGTTGAAAGTCTGAAGCATACCCTGGAGCCTGAAAATCTCCTGAGTCATCTGCTCAATGTGTTGGGTAATCTTCTTAATGTTGTCATCAATGTTTACGACCGGCATATAGTCATTTAAAGTTTCAACTCTTTAAATGAGTATATGGGATCCCTGACCAGGAGTGGGTACATCATTAACAAATGCGATGCCCTCGGTCATTTTAAAAAGGAACTTACTGTAAGGCCAATCGTAAATGGGGACTTTGGATTTCCTCCACCGCCTTTCAAAGTTTTCAGAACAACTAAGAATGGAATCTGCGTTCCAAGATTCTACGGAACTGATAAGATGGGAACACCAAAGCAAGACACAAGACCAGAACCGGCCAAAATCACCACCCGCTTCACCGGACAACTCAGAGACGCTACACATCAAAATGAAGCATTTCGTGCCGCAATTAAAGCAGGTCATGGGGTCCTTTCTCTACCATGTGGTTACGGCAAGACGACGGTATCCCTGGCCATAGCCTGTGCACTCGGATATCGCACTATGATTGTCGTCCACAAACAGTTTCTAGCTGATCAGTGGAAAGAGAGAATACAACAGTTTTGTCCGGGTGCCACCATAGGCATCGTGCAGCAGGACAAGAGGGAGGTTCATTGTGATTTTGTCATTGCTATGCTCCAATCCCTCTCTCTCAAAGAATACTCTTTCG